GTTTACATCGCGGAGGTGTTCGATTTTTCGCACCGCATACCCTATCGCCCTATCTCCACCACGTGACTGATATATTGCGCGTTGCCACATATTCCCGCATATATATACCCGCCCTGCCCCGTGTGAGGTTGTTATGTGATACTGTGATGCATGTACTACCGCGCCCCTGTGTTGTCATACCGTGCGCTGTGTGCAGATACTATGTGCCGCCCTTACTCGATTGGATGTACGTTTCCGCTTACTGTGCATGTCATCTGTGATAGTCCCGTTAGGTTGTCTTGTATGCGCAGCACTACCGTCCCACTATCACTTCCATCTATGTGCAGTACCGTGCCTGATGTTGTCTTGAGGTTGCGCACTGCCCTTATGCCATATAACCCCGTAGGTGCTTTGTCATCATATTGTGTTACAAATCCTTGCTCTGCAAATCCAATGTTATTTACAATGAGCGGACCATTCTTCTTCATACCATCCGTCACTCTAAACACTATACCGTTTGTGAGTGCCGTGATCCCGCCAAACTTTGAACTATCCATTGCCGTATCATCTGAAATTGATATTCTAAACTCATGCAGTTCTAGTATTGCGTTAGGCGGTGCTTCGATATACGCAAGCCGATTCGTTACTGATCCGTTTGCGTTGAGATTCCACAACCCCACTCGTACCCTTGCTGCTGTTGTATAGGCATAATCTAGTCCGCTTGCAAGGTTTAGCACGTTTCCAACCACGCTTTTAATGATCGTCTGAAAGTGCCGTGACCCCTCTGTGATTGTAACTGCATGTCCCGCTACTGCACCAACCGCACTATTAACCGTTATAGCCTTGTCATCTATTGCCGTGTTTACTGTGATATTAGGCGTGATAACATCGATTGTTAGATATAGATCAACAGTCTCATTGGTTGTCTCTGCCGCGTTTATCCTAATCGCTTTCTTATCCTTGACCACGACGTTGACAGCGGCTGTTCCATCATCTGGCACAAATCTCCCGCTGATGTCTCCGTATCTGCCAATCTCTGCCATATACTACCTCAAGTACAGATAAACCGTACCGCCTTTAGTATTTCCTGCGTTCTCAACCTTAAGTGTTAGTTTGCTGTTTGCTACGATGCCAAGACTAGATGCAAGCACCTGTTCAGTGTTCGCTGTGTCACGGTTCAATCCTGCGCCCATCAGAGCGTCAACGCTATTACCGTCATACACATAAACATCATAGTCATCAGTCGGCGCGTTTGGTGCGCCAGCAGGAACCGTAATAAGCCGCAGAATCTCGCCAGAGTATGCGCTTGTGGTTTGCGCGTTCGCTGTCGCGGTTGCAACTGCGCCGTCTGTGTGAGATACCCAAGCCCATGTAATCTTCTTGATTGTGCCAAACGTTTCTTCGGTTTTCGTTACAGTTGCAGCCATGATTATCTCTCCTTATTCGTAGTAGTCATAGTAACCATTGAGTGACACGCTTTGCACAAAGGCAATAGATTCGATCTATCCCACATGAGTGCACTATCTCCCTTGTGCGGGATGATGTGATGTACTTCCGTTGCTTTCTCGCCGCACATATCGCAAAATGGATATTGCTTTAGGAACGCCGCTCGTATAATTCGCCATTTGTAGTTATATCCGCGCTCCGTTGATGTTCCGCGCTTCTCGTCTTGCTGTCTGAAGTATTCTTGTTTGCTCTGTTGTCTTATCTTGTCGCAATAAACGCAATATGTCGCGGTTCCTGCGATTGTCTTCCCACATCTCGGACACGCTCTGAACGGTCTTGTCGGCATAATTACCTCGTTTAACGCCCAGCTCCATCCACCTGTTAGCGTTATTTCCCTCCGCTCCGTCCACCTACATATTGTGTTTTCTTAATGCATTTTACCACAAATTTGTTATTTAGTCAAGATACATGAAAAGCACCCCTTCGAGTGCTTTGTTTTGTAGTTATCGCGGTGTCGGCATGTTATCCCAATCCGCACCGTTCTTTTTAGCTTTTACGCTTTCCGGATTAATTGAAGATGAAATCACTACGAGCCTTCCTTCGTCAAACCATTTTCCATCTGGAAGTTTTCCGTCTTTGTCAACGGGCGGCGTAAGACAGTATTGGTTGCAACCATACATCCAAACCGACTTTCCCGTTATGATTCCCTCAAATCCAGTGATTTGATCTTTTGCTTTTTTCCCAAACAACGGATCAATATTTTCATTTACTTCTTTCATTGTGCTTCCTTTCTTTTTTTTCTCGTTACCGCTACAAAACTCCCGCCGAAAGGAGAACATCGCGGCTGTGTTTTTCCCGCTAGTTTCTAGCGGTCACTGTGATGGTATTGTATCACGGTTTACAAGTGGTTGTCAATAGTATTCGTCCGGTTGCCACTCGCAAATTATACAAACTTCTTCTTTGTCGCACCTTTGGCACGTCTGCTGAATAATGTTTCTTTTGAGTTTCTTCCCGTTCTCGCGCTTAAACTCCCAGTACGATGTATCGCGCCACTTGTGACCGAATAGCTTGCAGATTAGGTTCATTTTTCACCGTCCTTTCCAAGCAGCTCCGCTAGGTCGAGCGTTTCACCGTCTGATAGTTCAATCCCTATTTGCGAGTTTATCAGGTTTCCGATGTATTCGTGATCCTCCCTGAAAAGCGAGGTAATTGCACAATCGCTTCTTAGTTTCATTACTCCGTTCGCGTACAACCCTTTCAGCAACGCCATCTGCTGCTCGTTGAATCGCGGTGGATCGGTCAAATCCCAATCTTTCGGCGTTTCGAAGTATCCGTTAGAGTTGACCATGCTCCCGCAAACCACGCTGATTCTCCTGTCACACTTCTCGCATTTCCGATCAACCCGCTTGCACTCGTCCTGCATCTCGCCCAGCGTTATATCGCGCCGTGATTTCATTTTAGTTCTCCTTTCCGAATACCTAACTGTGCGTCTATCCAGCCTATTATGTCACTCATGCGCGTTGATTCAAAACTCGTCCTACTTATTGCGTTTTCCGTATACACCTTGACGCGCTGTGCGTAGTATGTTTTCCCGCGCCACCTGTCAACGCTTACCCAGCCTGCTTGACCGTCCGAGTAAACAACCCCGTTTTCGTGCTGTATAAATAGTCGGTATGGTTTCAATCCGATTGATTCCAGATACTTCACAAGGCGTTTCATTCTGCGCCTCCGTCCTGCTCGTAGATCACGACAGCCTGAAAGTATTCATCGCGATCGCTTCTGATGTCGGTCGTTATCGAGTGCGATGAAATGCGCTCTCCGTCCTCAAAACTCAACCACATCTTGTCCGTAATCTCTGCAAGCGACCCTGCATACAGTGATACGATTCTCTGTTTCATTCCCCTCTCCGTCCTGCGGCAGTCCGCGCCGTTTCCAGTCTGTGCAATAGGTTATTGATTCGGAATGTGGCGCGTTACACCCAACACACGAATTGCAAAACCCGCTATCCTTTAATGCATCCAAGTCCGCAACTGCCGCATCCCGTTCCCGCTCGGCTTGCTGTAGTGCTTTGATTAGCGAACGAACAATATGATAGTGCGTGCTTTGTTCGGGTTGCGGTCCTCTTGAATATTTTTCGTCCATTTTTTTATCTTCTTCGCGCACCCACTTAATAGCCTTGTCGATTTCTTTTTCGGCGTTGGCTTTTGTCGCTATCTGTTCATGCTCACGCTCTCTTGATTCAATAACGCATGTATCTGTTGGCATTTATAAACACCCTTTCAGCTCTCTTAATTTGTTCTCGGCTTGCTCTGCGCGGGCGGTCAGAGCGGCTATCTTCTGCTCTTGGCTTTCGAGGCGGTCGGCGGCAATGGTAGTAACGAAATCTTTCTCTGAAAAATGTCCTTTCATTAATTCCATTCCATATTTCGTTTTAAGCCGTAAATCCCGCACGATCTCGCCCGTGGTCGGCTCACTTGTGGTCATCGGCGATCACTCTCCGTTTCGTATATTCCGTCAATCAAATCTTCCAAATCCGCAAATATCCACGGCATCAGCTTTTCACTTTCCATCTAGTCCTCCTGCACCTTTTTGTTGGCGTCAACAATATGGTCTGGCTTTCCCGTGGTGTCGTCGGCGCGGTAGGGTTCGGGTAGCGGTTGCCACGCGAGGACTGTATGATCTTCTTCCATCCTTTCATACGTTTCCCATTTTCCGTTCACGGTGAGGTCTGTCGCTGAAAATATCCCGCCGTTAGGATTTTTAACAGTTACAGCGCAAACGTCTGAAACCATTTCATACCTCGCGTCAATCACGGCAAATGTTTTTTCGTCATATACTGGATACGCCTGCTCGTGTTCCTCCGGCATCCCATCGGCGCACGGTGTCCAGTCGGGGCGCGGGGATTCGATGATCGGCGCTTCGTTGATTAGCATGTCGATCCACTTCAGCGTAAGTTGCATTCGTGTGTCGGGCTTCCAGTGCTGATTCTTTATAGCTTCCTTCAGCGCATCCGCATCAATCAGTCTCATGTAGCGTCTCCTTCCTCTCCAATGCGTCTCGCTTCACGCCGCGCCCAGCGGTTCCAAAATCTGATTGCCTGTCGTTCGTTTTTCGCAGTAATAAATCTTGAAAACACCATCCATCTTTCGTCTTGTGTTAATCTCTTAGCTTCAAACTTAAACAGCCCGCCAGAAAAGCATTCAATTTTCGGCGCAACGTCTACGGTCGGGCACTTCTCAACCTTCATCGGTGTCCTCCTGCATCTGGTCGCGCAGATCGATAGCGTGTTCTTTCACGAGCTTCGATACCTCGTAAATTTTCCAATAGCAGTTTGTTTCTGTGACGCTCTCGCATTCGGTTATCAGCTCGTCGATATTTCCAGACAGGTAGCTCTGAACGACTTCCGATTCGATTGCGTCAACAATCTTCATAAGGTTTTGTGTGCTCACTTTTCCCACCTCCGCAGCGCTGTTGAGGTAGGCGGCTTCGTGCTCGACCGCGATATTCAGCACGTCTGTTTGGAATCCGTCGGGAAAGATGAAACACGTTTTTGAAATCCAGTAATGTCTCCAAACGGTCTGTCGCGCCATCGCCTCCGTGTCCTGCGCCCACCGTTTCAGCAGAACGTCCTTGTGAGTGGGCGGGGAAACCTCGACGATTGATGCGCAATTTTCGTCGCACTTTTTACCGTTCAAAACACAACGTCCGTCTGACTGCTTGTAACTAAATCTGCAAATTTTCATACCGTCTCTCCTTCCGTGTACGGGCTGTTGAGCATGTTTCGCATACACTCCGTGCAATGCCTATATGAATTACACTCGTCTATCGATATTGAACTAACCCTACAAACATCGAGATCATAAAGCCACTTTGCCTTTTCCTCCACCGTCATCTGGTTGATGCGATCGTTCCACGTCATGCAACCTTTTTCGCTTGCTTTTTCAGATAGCAAGTTATTATGCTTGCTCTCCATCTCCGCGATCTGCGCAAGGGCGAGGTCGATGTTGAACTGTGATCGGATTCCGTCATGCGTTAAAAACTCATAAATATGTCCATCGTCTTTACCTTTTTCCAGTGCAGCCTTATCTTCTATTGTTAGCTGTGGATAGAGTTTAAAAAACCGTTCCATTATTTTCCATCCTATCAATTTTTCTTAGTGACGCAGATACGCTTATTGGTTTGCTCTCGCGAGGAATGAAAAGTAAAGTATCAGCATCAAGCGGCGACGCTCCTAGGTCACAATTATCCAAAGAATGGCAATATAGAAATCCACCATTATCGCATTTGCGTTTTCTTGGTTTCTTATCAAATCCCCATAACTCATTTGTGTAATCCCTAACGATCCATTCAACTCCGATTTCTTCTGCATCCAGCAGCGCGCCCTTGTCGGCGGTGGTCAGTCCTGCGTAGGTCATATGATTACTCCTTTCGTTCCGTCTTGATACCCGTCTGAATATCCGAGTTTGTATCCCCTGTCGTATGCTTCCGAAACGACACCTTCCATCGTCAGCGGGTTCTTCTCGCGCCCTAGCTCGGCGGTCAAGATTTCCGCTATGATCTCTTTTTCCTCTGCCGATGCTAGTTTTCCGACTCTTCGGCACTCAAGCGCTCCAGAATCAAGCATGTTGATGTTGCCTTGAATTATGTCGTTTCGCGTAAGCCGCTCCGCTTTGAGAGCGTGATATTCTTTTTTCCGTTCGATCTCACTCATGGTTGACCTCATGACTTGCAATATGTGCATTAATGCGATCTTCGAGGCGTTGTAGTTTATATGCTTCAAATGCATCCGCATCGCCAAATATAATTTCCATTTGACGAATCATAATTTTGCAATCCGCGATTTCGTCCATTATGCGCTCGCGCACAGTCACTTCCTTCATATCCTCCGCTCGAAACGCTTTGCATATTGCCTTAGTCAACTCGCTCATCTCTTCGATTGCCATAAGCATTTGTGCGGGTTCACCCCAAAGCGCGATAGCCAACTTAAGCAGATTATCTTTGTCCATATACTTTCCCCTCCTGCGCCCGCTCGTACTCCGCGATTGCGGCGGCGATGTTGTATATCATATTCCCCTCAAATCTTTCCCGCAAGCCACAAGCCCGCGATCACAAATGCAATTAAAAACCCAACTAAGAATCTGAATTCGTTACGTGTCATCACTCTGACCCATCTTTCCGGCGTTCACGTACCCGGCGACAAACGTACATAGCGAATCCGCGTGCGACACGACCTCGTGATACCCGTATGAGTGCCCGTCCTCCCACGCCTCGCTGTATATGATGGCGGCTTGGTCTTGGTTGCATCCGAGATCGTCCATGATTGAATCGATCAGGTCACTACGGAACGCATCTCGCGCTTTGTTCTCTGCGTTTCTGCGCTTTGTGTGCCACGCCTTTTCCCGCTTGATGCTGAGCGCAACTTGATCCTCGTTCCACGCAACGCTTTTCTCACGATCTGTCACAAATCCTTTTGCGAGGACTTGCGGGCGCAAATCATCCGTGTGTTTCGCCGTATACATGTCGTTGTTGATGTTTTCTCTCACATCGTTATAATCCATGCAAATTCTCCTCTCCTGTCATACCAGTATCATACCGCGTGCGTGCGCGTATGTCAATATGTTTTTGAAATTATTTTCAGTCGAATGTTAGTCCTTGTTGCTTGTAGATTTCCTGCGGCTCGAATAGCGGCGTTGTGGCTTTCTCCCGCGCTAGACGCTCTGAGGCGGCTTTGTAATAATCAGCGTCAAGTTCATAGCCCCAATACTCAAAACCCATCCTGTGACACGCTATAAGGCTTGACGCGCTGCCAACGTGCGTATCGAGAATCTTGTCTCCGCGATGGGCGTAGTTTTGTAGTAGCCATGTGTAGAGCGCGATGGGTTTTTGGGTGGGATGGATTTTCCCACCTTCCTTTTTCCTGTCTTGCATCATTTGATGCGCAGCGTATCTAAAAACCCTTGCAGGAATCGCGCAGTTTGTCCAAGCAAATTCCGCGCTCGCAAAATTATCAACCGTCTGAAACTTGTCCCAAATTATGAAATACTCCGTGCTCGGTAGCGTAAAGTTGTTTGCTCCCCATATAATCGCACATTTCGTAATACGAAATAATTCATCGAAATACTCTTGCGTTGGTTTCGTGTCGTTCCATATTCCGTGAGCAAATCCTGTTCTATTATTTTCTGCCGTTCCCTTGCTCATTCGATCTAAACCATACGGCGGGTCGACGCAAGCAAGTTCAAAAAACTTATCAGGAAACTCGCGCATCGCTTCGAGACAATCCATGTTGTAAAAACCAGACTCAAGCATCTTTCCCCTCCAAATACATTTCCGCAATCCCGCGCAAGTTGTCAGCCAGCGCGATTGCCATGTCGTAGTTGAGATCAGTCGCGCCGTGAATGCCCGCTATCACGATGCGCTTTTTATAGTGCGGCTCAAAGAACACGAATAGCGATTCACAGTCAAACTCAATCGGCATACATCCTGTTTCAAGCGATAGGCGGTCTGCTTCTTTGTTGTTCATGCGCTTTCTCCCAGTATCTCCACGATCCGTTTCCCGCACTCCGCTTTCGTCGTGAATTGCCACTCGATCCCGTAACGCTCGGACATGACTTTCATGCGATCCATGAGCTGGATGGATGAGAGCGGCGGTTGCTTCGGTTGCTTGATCTTCATCGCCTTGCCGACGCTCTGCATGCTCCGTATTTTGCACCACTGAATATATCGCGGGTTCTTCCAGTGTTCAACGCCGCGCAAGTCCGTTATACTTTCTTCCTCTACCAAGATGATAAGTTTGATGCCGCATTGTTGAGCGCGGATGCACTCATCTCGGAAACGAACGTGCTGTTGAACGATGTTTTGGTACACTTCCTGTAGCGAAAATTTTGTATCTACGATTACATCCTGCTTGTCTAATCGCGTCCAATCTCCGACATACAGCTTTGACCGAACAACGACAATCCCGTTATCAGAAAAGTATTTCAGAATATGCAACTTTTTATCAGGCTTTTCCCTCGTGTCTTCTTGAATTATCATCTATCAAATGTTCCTTTCGGCACTTGTACGTTTTTCATCGGCGGTTCTAGAAACCGCGTGTATTCTGGATGCCATACAAAGTCGATATCTCCCGTTTTACCGTGTCTATTCTTTCCTACGATTACAAGCGTCTGCGTGTCCTCTGGATTTTCGCGGTGCAGCAGAATAACCATGTCGGCGTTCTGCTCGATCTCTCCGCTGTCCCTCAAGTCTGACACAGCGGGTCTGCGTCCATCTGCCTCGCGGTTCAACTGCGATAATACAACCACCGGGCATTTAATCTCTTTCGCCATTTGTTTGAGCTGTCGCGTCATCGCGCCAACCGCCTGATTGCGGTTCTCTTTTTTATCCATCTGCATCAACTGTAAGTAATCGATAAACACGCAATCGAGGTTGCGCTCTAGTTGCTTTATCTTGTACGCCGTTGAAACCACTTGACCAACCGAAAGACTGCCGCGATCATCTACGTACAGTTTCCAATCTTTCATTTTGTCGCCTATGTCCTGTACGCTTTGCATCGCTTTTGTGCTTTGCATTGCCGCGTATTTATCCGTTTGCGCTTCGGACAGCATAACGCGCTCGGTGATTTCTTCCTTGCTCATTTCGATTGAGAAGAACGGCACAACCAACCCAACCCGCGCCATATTCGCCGCAATATTGCAAGCAAAGGAGGTTTTTCCGATTGCCGGACGCGCCGCGATGATGATTAGATGCCCTTTGCCAAACCCGCCGCAAATGTAGTCAAGCATGTGAAACCCTGTCGATATTCCGCGCGTCGTATCGCCCAACCGATTGATGACAGTCGGCATGATGTCGATCACCGTTTCAACGCCGGACGCTCCGATCACGTTCACCGCGTCCATTGTGTCGTTGGCTTTTGCGATATAACCCTCATCGCCCTGTTCCGCTTGCTCAACCGCTTCACGCATTCCGCGCTCAAACGTTCTGCGCCGTCTGGAATCGTGCAGGAGTTCGATATAAGCCCGTGTGTTCGCCGTTGTAGGCGTGTAAGCCATAATGTCGCACAGATACATAACGCCGCCCACGCGCTCTAAATCGCCCGTGCGCTCAAGTTCTGCCGTGACTGTTGCAAGGTCGATAGGCTTTTCAGCTTGCCATAGCGCGTTGATTGAGATAAACACGGTCGCGGCTTGCGGCGTATAGAAATCATCTGCTGTTAGTTCTCCGCAGATAATCGGTATAAGTGACGGATCGAGAAACGCCGCACCAAGTACCGCGTGTTCATGGTTCATCTCGTTCCATTTCCTTTCGCAAACCGTCTTTGATATAGTAATCCATCTTGTTTGCTTTACAAATCTGCTCAGCCCTGTTACCAAACCTTTTCCAATCTATTGCAGATGGGTGATAATTTAGTTTTCCGATCTTGTATCTGTCAATGTAATATGGATTCAATTCCAAAAAATTCAAAACAGATACTTCGTTCAACACAGGCTCAATCGACATCCAAGTTTTGATACCTTGCTTGTGAGCTATTGAAAGAGATGCAAGTCTCTCGATTTCTGGCGCGGCAAATGGTTCTGATTCTTGTTGAATAAACAGTGTTCCGTCATCGTATCCGCAATACGTCACTCCAAACCAATCGTTTTCGTCAAGTAAATCAAAATCTCGGTTTGCTCTCTCTCCCCCCTTTGTAAGAATCTGGACGTTGTTTCCTGAATTTTTTAAAAGCTTTATAATTTCTCGTGTTGAGGTTGTGTCAATATCGGCTGGATACGGATCGCATGTAAAACACAAGTGAATGAGCTTACCCGTAATTTTTTCTTTATCAAGTTGCTTTTTAACTTCTTCAATGATTCCATTGCGCGGCATTACGTTTGCTGAAAACGCCTCTTTCGTCTTGTGCAGCACGTTCGGCGCAAAACAGTAATAGCAACCATGAGTGCATCCAGTATAAATATTGATCGCGAGATCTCCATATTCCTTTGCTTTTCCAGCTGGTTCGTAAATCGGACTTTTCATACTTCTCTCCATCCCTCTGTTGGATTTCCGTTTTCGTCTGGGTGTATGTATCTGACCATTTTCTTATCAGGTGCTTTTGCCTTGTCGCGTTGCTCCCATGTGCGGACAGCAGCTTTCCAATCTTTCATTGGTGAACCGCCGACTTTCCAACCTTTACTCTCGTAGAAGTCTACGAAGTTTTGAGCGTTGACTTTATTCCCGCGCTCGGTGCAATATTCCTCGACTTCTTCTGCCGTAGGTTTAACAAAACGACGCGGCTTGTCCGCGCTATCCGTACTATCCTTAACTATACTATCCTTACCTAACCTTACCTGTGTCAACGGATCGTCCACGTCTCGTCCACGGATCGTTGACGGTGTTTCTTCTGCGCTGTTTAATAGTGGTTTTGTTGTAGAATATGCGTTGTTTTCGTCGGTGTAAAGTTGCGCTTTTTCGCCCTTGTATTTCGTTTCCGTGTACGTGTCTTTACGGATATAGTTGTGGATTTTCCAATGCTTGATAACAACGATTCCACTATCAAATGGTATAACAAACTTCTTGCCAGACAGAATGCGCATATCGTCCTCACTCGCGCCGACAAACTTCATGATCTTTCGTGGTGAGTTTACAAAACCATCATCATCCGCTCTCATTCCGAGATCGTAATAGAGCAACCTTGCCGACATCGGCATGTCAATAAATGCGTCACTGTCAATAATCGTCTTTGCAAACATTCGTCTTTCAGCCATTTCTCCAACATCCTCCGTGTTCTACTAAGTGACATTTTGCACAAAGAGTTTTTCCGTTTTCTACATCAAACCTTAACTCGCGATTTTTCGACCAAGGCACAATATGATGAACTTGTAAATCTGCGCGAGTTTCGCACGACCGACACTTATACTCGTCTCTAATGAGAACTGCACTTCTCCACGCCTTGTATTCTGACGTGCTTCGGTCGCGCTCCCACGGATAATGAATAATAACACAATCGTGTTTTCTTTCAGCCAAACCAAATGATTCAAGTCGTTCAATGTGTTTAACGGTGTCTCTTTCTAGTCTCGGATATATGACGTTGTTTATTACTTCATCGCTAAGATGAAAACCTTTACAAATAATAAAACCGCGATAACCTCCGCTGAGCTTCTTTGATTTTGTAACCAAGTAAAGCCAAGTGTTTAACGTCCTGTCTCCATCTTCTAATAATTCTATTTGAATGATTTTTTCATAATCAAACAAATCAGATGGAATGCGCATGTAGTTCCGATCTAGCATTATTCGCCTCGCTTAATTCTGTCAACTTCTGCTTGTTCGATTCTCAATAAACCGAAAATACGCACGACATTGATTTTGCCTGCGTTTATCCAATTATAGATACTCTGCTTTGTAACGTGCAATTCTTTTGCTACTTCTTCGACGGTCAGCATTTATTATCTCCTTTCATATTGTTATAACCCATTATACCACGTTGAAAACAATCCGTCAAGTCAAGCCGCGCCATCTCTAACGCGGCTCTCCGTACGCTATGCTATTCGATTAAAATGGGATCATGTCGCTCGTAATCTCCGTGAACCCGCTCGCGTCAACTTCCTCTTTAGGATCGTCGTGCTTCTCCGCGTCCGTGCGAGGCGATAAAAATTCGCATTCATCAACCTGAACGTCAAGCGAAAGGCGCGTTGTTCCATCCTTCGCGTCGTACAATCTTGGTTGAAGCTCACCGCGCACATAAACCTTGCGTCCCTTATCAAGATAGCGAGCGCAAATCTCTCCGAGTTGTCTCCACGCATTGCACTTAAAATAATCAACTTTCTTTTCGCCGCTCTGGTCTGCAAACTTGCGACTTACCGCAACTGTAAACGTGCAAACCGTTACGCCGTTAGGAGTCGATCTCGTCTCCGGCGAAGCTGTCAAATTTCCGATTATCTGTATCGTCTGCATCTAAATAATTCCTTCCAAAGATTTTTATAAAGTCAAGTTCTGGATATGTTTCTTGAAACTTGATCTGCCCGGCGCGTTGTAATGAACGGTTAGCCGCTTTGCAGTGATGTACGCCAAACGGCGGCTCGTTGTGTTCGTCGTGCGTCAGCCAAACCGTCAAGCCGTATTTCTCCGAGTGCTTGCGATTTGAACCGCCGAAGATGTGATGATATTCTAGGTTGTCAGTGCGTCCAGAAAAGATGGATTCTTTGTCGTTCTGCATTATACTTTTTGCCATTGACCCATCATCCTTTCCAACTCATCCGGCGCAAGCGTTTCGATGCCGAGTTCTTTTGCTTCTTCGATGATGCCATTGATGAACACGGACATTTCAGCGGAATCATACTCGGATGAACCAACCCAGAACCGCCAGTATTGCGCGTTCTCCTGCGTGAGCTTCTCGTGCGGCTCGGTATACTTCCATGCGCGTTTCCACTTCTCCGCGTCCGCGTCTTTAATCTTCACCACGCCGCCTTGACCGTATGCCTTGAGCATGTCGAGATACACATCGTCTTTCGTGATGGTTGCTTTTGATGCTGTCAGCGCGTCCGCAATCTTTGTCATCAGCACCCATGCGTAGGCGTTAGCGTCTTGTGAGCGTTTCTTCGTCCACTTCGACAACTCCGCGCCGATGTCAAGCCCGCGCCATCTTTCCAAGAATGAGAGGAGCGGTTTTTTCTGATCCGCTCCAATCTCAAACTCTACGCGGCATACGTCTTGCGAGATATTGAACACTCGCCAGTTACGCGTTCGGAGATTCATTTTCCACTCTCCGCGTCGATGCGCTTCACAAGAGCATTTTTAACAGTGATGAGGTAGCCGAGATTCATATCCTTGTACTTGACAGCGGTTTTGAAATTGTCGAGCACAAGTTTTTCAGCGAACGCGGCAACCGCTTTTTCGTCACGTCCCGCTGCTTGCGCGATCTGTAAAATCTCTATTTTTGCCTTGTCGATTGCATCAATGATAGCGGTGGAATCTTCTTCCGTGCGATCCGGCTTGAGTTCCGCGCTCTCGTCTTGGTTCTGACCGCCTAACAGCCCGCTAGCTGGGTTTGTATACTTCGTAGCATCTTTGTTCCAGTACACATCCGCGCCAACGCCTAGCGCCTTACAAGCGACGCTGATAGCATCTGTGAGCGCCATCTTGTAGCACTCGTCCGAAACATACAGCCCCGCCTTTTCTTTGGCGATGAATGAACTGCCACCGGTGCCATAAACGGGTTTGGATGTTTGACCGTCGATGACGTAGTATAGCGCGATATCAACGAACGCGGCAACCTCTCCCGTTTCAGCGCGCTCTAAGTGTTTGTCGGTGATTTCATACCACCAGCCAAACCCGCAAGCGCCGAACGCGTCCGTGAGCGCCTTAATGCGCCACATGGGGTTGATATCGGTTTTTCCGTTCAGTCTGCCGCCTTTGATCTCACGCTGTGCGTTTTCGGGAACCTTGCGGAATTGTTCATATAGCTTAAGATTGTCAGCCATGTTTATTCCTCCACCTGATACTTAAACCAGCCGTCTTCTAAGAACGTCATCAAAGAATCAATCTTGCGTTGACTTCCCGTCACGCGGATAACTTTCACGATCTCGTCATCTGTTTTCATCGGAACGATAATGCGCGGAACTTCGGGAGCAATCGGAATCGGTTCAAACGTAGTCGGTGCAACCGTTTCTGATTTGGCGCGTTGCGCTTCGATAGCCTTGTGCCGATCGTTTACCGTTGAGACAGATCGCGAAACGTTGAGCGAGTTACGATACTCAACCATGATTTCGTCGTTGAATGGCAAACTCATAATCATAGCAACGTCATCAGCGGTCTTCGATATGATATCGATTGCCTGTTTTTTGAGTGCCGTGATTGAATCGCTCAACCCAACCTTGATACCAGACTGGCCGAATGATGGAAAATCAAGTCCACGCGACGCGAGTTCAGCGCGGTAAAATTCTGACACCTCGTTTGCCTTGCCTTGTTTGATTGCATTCTCAACGTCAGTAATAGCCTCTTTTAGCTTATTCTCCGCGTCGTTGAATATCTCGGTGACACATTCTTTGTATACTACCTCAAACGCTTCGTAGGGCTTTAGAATCTCGTTCTTGACGAACTTGCGTCGCGCTTCGAATTCCTTAAAGTCTTTATTGAGATCAGCTCGCGCTTTCTTTATCTCTTGAATTGTAGTATCCGTGCAGGCCATTGCGAGTATCTTTGTTACCTTTTCCGTTACCGCCGCTTTGATGCTATGAAGTTGCTCGACGATAACAGGAAGTTGCTGAATAGTGATGAGTTCCGTTTGCTCGTTCACGACCTCGATGATTTCACTTTCCATTATTCTCTCCTTCCACTCTCTTCACGATAGCCAGCCACCGTTCGCGCCGCTTGTCTGGATCAGCCGCAGAATACGCGGCGATGATTGTTGGCATATCCGTTGTGCCGTGGATGCGCTGCAATTCCGCTAGATACTCGTCACGCGGTTTGAACGATGCACACTTGTGATCTCCGTGTCTGCACAACATCGTATTTCGTGCGCAGCAAAACGTATCGCAACCGTCGTTACCGTAAGCGAAACAATCAGTTTTCACCATCCGGCACCTTCTTTAGCGTCATCGTTCCCGATTTCGCGTCTGTCGTGATATATACCTTGTTGCCCGTTTTCCAACCAAGCGCGTCCTGATGCTCTCGCGGGATTCCCAACAGCATCTGATTGGATTGTGCCTTGCTTCGCGCCTCACGCAGAACGCGGACGCATGTTAATTTGTCGTTCATTTAGTCACCACCTTTGTAATAATTGTAGCATGATAATACGCGCTAGTCAATGTTTTTCTGCTTGCTTTTTTATCCACTCGTCAACCGCTCTCGCGTAGCTGACCATTGAATCTGTCACCTTATCTTGTGCGAGAATGCACAGTCCGAGATTGATTACCGCGACAACAAGCGCAATCACGATAACCACTAGAATCCAGAATGCAACCATGTAGAAAATACTCATTCTTTCCCTTTCTGCTCTTTCAGCCAGTCCGCAAAGTCGCCGTCATCGTCTGCGAGAAAACTACTCGTCAACTTAATTGCTTTGATGTGATTGTTTTTTTTGATTTCAAAAAACAACTTGCGCAACACTTCATCAATTTGTTCCGGCGTAAGTACTTTCGCGAACAGCCCATTTATCTTGACTGGGAATTGACTGACCGCGCCGTATTTGATCGCGTTATCGAACGTGTGCGCGTCCGCCCAGCACTTCTCGCAGATGCCGTAAGTGGTTGTTTCCTCGTCCACTTCCGCGCCGCACATGGCGCAGTCAACATGGATCACATCGACCATCGGCGTACCGTTCGGGCACATGGTCGCGTGTCCTTTGAGGTGTCCGCATTCAGTGCACATCAGTCTTTGACCTCGATCCATTCCACGGCGTTTCTTGCGTTTTTGAATTGCTCAAACGACTCGTATTTAGGAACAGTGACATTGCTCATTCTCTTGTTGTCGCCTTGCAACTGTCCGTCTACAAATTCAAACACCATTCCAACTCGACTTGGTTGGCGCCAGTCCTTAATACAAACCACCTTCCCCGTGTAGAACTTCGGCGGTTCGGGAGCGGGCGCGGGGGAAACGCGGGACTCTGCCCAACAATAAATCGAGCAAAACACATTATCGGGTCTAACCTCGTACGGAACGCCCGCAACATGATTGACATAACCGATTATCGTTCCAATCCCGTATTCTTCATGAAGCACCCGCTCCCCCACCTTGAACCTGTGCGCGGGCTGCGGTGCGGGCTGCGGCTCTAGCTTTGCCGTGTTGCTCTTAATCCAATGACGCTCGCCAGTGTCGTATAAAATCAAATACGGCATTAAGTCGCTATTTTTATCGACCGTATCAATCATACCCGATCCCATCAACGTGACTACGCGATCACCGACGCTGAAAAACTTCTTCGGTGCTGGCTTGGGTTCTTCTCGCCCCATCAGCCGATCAAACGCGCGCGGTGCTCCCTCGTTGACAAAGTCGAACGTGTCCGAAGGCGCGCACGTCGCTTTTGCCGACTTAATGACTTCGCGGTCATGCCGCAACTCCGCAATCGTTTCTGCGCCAGAACGCCGGATCACGATGAACTCGCGGCGGGGTTCTGCATCAAGGTGCGATTCATTAAACGCCCATTGAGGGTCTTCTTTAATTCTGTAACTTTTTTCATTAAAACATTCTAAAATTGTTACAACCTTTCCCATCCACTTGTCCATTTTTCCATACGAGTTCCATGTGACAGGTCGTTTATCAAACACCTTCACGCGCACCTTATCCCCAACCTTGAACTTGCTCATTTTTTATTCTCCTTTCGATTTTGCAGTATTCCCATCTCGGCAGCCTCGCGCCGGACTGCGGCAGCGTGTTGTGCGTCTTTCTTGGCCAGCGCATTGATGTACGCGGCGTTTGCACTGTCCACGATGCGCTCTGATTCGCTCACGCGCTCCTGTAGATGTTTTAGCACATTAACCATATCTTTGTGCCGCTGTGCCATACTGCCGCTTGAACGGTCACGTACCGCGCCTTTGCGGTCAATCCAGAGTTTGAACATCTTGCGCGTCCTCCATGAGCGTTCTTTCAAATTCTTCACGCGGTATCCAATGCGTTATCTCGCCTGAATGCGGATCGTCTTTCTCTGTGATTGCAGTTTTTTTTGCATCTTCTAGCGTCGAATAATCAAACGCATTCCATAATCCGTGAACCGCAGAAAAATGAAGATCGTTTGCCTGTTCGGAAATCGGGAACGACTGAATTACAAAATAGTTTCCAGTCTTTTTGGGCAACCCATCCACCGCAACCTCGCGGAACTTCAAAGTGATTTCTTTCATACTCTTTCCTTTCTCAACACTGATACACTTGCTTCGTGTACTTCTTCCCGTGCGAGTATGTCTTTTCGGAATAGTAGCCGCACGGTTGCTCGATCATTGCCTTTGCTTCTGTTTCTTTCTCGTCGTATCTGCGTTCGTCCTGCATGCGCATCATGTCGCGCACAAACTTCTTCTTACTTACCACCTAGCACCTCCAACGCTCCAACCGTTCCCATCGCGATGCACGTAACTGCACCCGCTACCATCACCATCACCGTGAACCACGCCCAGAACTTCTTCCAACCGTCGCTCATCGTTTCGACCTCAAAATCTGATACTCTCTCGCGCTCATGATGATGTACCCGCCCTGACATTTCACCACGCGCTGGTTGCCGTGAACCTGTTGCTGCGCCGTGTGTCGGCTGTTGAAAATGATAGGCATGTGTCAGTCCTCCTCTTTTTTATTTCGCGGGTCTTCGCTGAACATTTTTTCAAAAGACTTGCACCACATGATTGGCATTGACGTATTGCAACCAAGCGGTCTTCCATCAACACCGTCTGACCAATCTGGACACTGTGCGCATTCGGGTGTCAAATATCCATCAAAACAAGACTTGCCCATGTGATCCTCTCTTTCTTCCCGCCTTTTGCCGGACGGGAGCGGCGCGTGTGCTAGTTAGATTACTTTGTATCCCGCCAGTTTGTTGATTGAGCGCGTCATCATTGCGCTTGCAATGCCACGATGTTTTCTTGCTTGTTTCATGTTGGATTTATATTCTTGATATTCCGCGCGGTTGCAACCGTCCTTGTTTTCGATTGCTTTATCGAGATGTTCCATAGCGATTTTATAAAGCCGTTCGTATTCCTCGTTGTGTTGTTCGCGCGTCATGTTTTTGCTCTCCTTTGTTTTACTTCTTGACATAAGTATAATACCGCAATGCGCGCATGTCAATACTTTTTTGCAAGTTTTTGAGAATTATTTTTTAGGAATAGTATCAAGAGGATTTGATATTAAACCCTATCGTGATTGTTATTAAAATCACACATTAATTATAACCATACTTAGAATATTTACCGCAAAGATCGAACTTTCACGCCCTAATCGCGAACGAAAAGAGCGTGAATGCAAGAAAAGAGCGCACCCGTTAAGATGCGCCCTAGCCCACGGTCGCGAACGAACACGCAGGACAAACTGGAAATAGTTGCTCGATACAAAGCGTCGAGCGTCGCTGTCTGGCAAAAGAGCGTTTGTCAAACGCCAAGTATTGGTATGCGAGATAACATCTCGCCGCTCGTAAAGAGCAAGTTTTCTTAAGCGATGTTTCTGTGCCGCACATCGCGAAGCGTGTTTGTTCTCCGAACCGCCCATGCTTAGTGGCGATGCGCTGTTTTAGTTCCGACGCGGAAACAATCTTCTCCGTAAACCCACTTATATGCCGCATGGTTTTTAGCGGCAAGCATTGTTCGGATTTAACGCTTGCGGTCACAAGCGTCCCAAGTAAGCCACCGGATTGATTTTACAGCCCCGCATTTATCGGTAGCGGAACACCTGATTTTTCACGGTTTACTCCGGTTTGGCATGAGTTTAGCGTGTTCATGCCCACGAGACATTTCTACTGTAGAGGTATTCCCCAAAATTGCTTCACGACGAGACTCAACACCGCAAGCCCGACAGCCGCCAGAACGCCGAGAACGAGCCTAAGTTGTGTTTTGATCTCAACTAATGTGAGGTTGTTCGCCTCGTTGCACTTCTCGACCTTATCTAGTCGTTCATCAATCTTTTTCTTATCGTTGACATAATCGTCAAGAGTAACGAACGCTTTCTGTAGTTCAAGCCTGTCTGCCGCTGTCATCGCCATCGCCGTATGCTCCTATCGCTTTATTGGTAGTCGTTTACTACTTTGTTTTCGATTTTGCTTTTCTCTCCACGCTTGGTTTCTTTCCTGCGTCTGCCGCCTGTTCTGGTTCAACATACACGGGATGGTTGCGAAAGTAGGCGTTTGTTTCCTCGTCTAGTCCGATACGTGCGCGGAGAAGATCAAATTCAAAATCATTCCGCATTACCTGAGCAAGTTCCAACTGCTGTTCTAGTTCCGCGATGCGCTTTGCTTTTCGTCCAAACATCAAAAATCATATCCTTTCATTTTGTCAATGTACGATTCTGCCGTACTCTTGATAAGGTTTTCAAGGTCGATCTTCGCGCCAACGAGTAGACCCTTGACGGAATCAGCGAGTTTCGATTCGGTGATGTCAAGCAGCATCTCACCCAGTTCGTCAATTTCTGCTTCGGTCAGCTTGCCGTCTTTGTGTGCGTCTTTCAGCTTTTCAACGGTAGTCTGTTGCAGTTCGTGGACGGTTGCCTGTGTTGCCGTGATAACGCTTTCGGTTGCCGCTTTGATGTTCGCAAGCTCTAGTTTCTTCGCAAGTTTGGAAGATAGCCACGCGCCGAGCAAACCAATCAGCGTAACGAGTAGATACGCAGAGATTCCAACGGCTTGTTCAATGAGAAAATCTTTCATTTTGCACCGCCTTTCGTTTCTTATATTATACCACGCACAGAGTTTGTGCGCAATATGTTAGAATCGTTTTATGCTCTTGTCGTCCACGTAAAGCCCGTATTTGTTCAAGCTGTTTTTCTCCATGTAGGTCTTGACGAAACTAAAGCACGTGCCGAGAAGTCCGCTAGTGAGCGCGAGTGATGCAATGGTCGTGTCCGGCGGCGCTGATTGCATGATCGTAGCGATGAACGCCCGCGCCTCGTATCCGAGAATCGGGATGGCGCACATGCTCAAAAGCACGATCAAAACCGCCTTGCTGTATTCGTTCATAAACCGCTTCACGATTCCACCAGCCTTGTCAAATCTGCCCTGTTGGAAATATACCCCAACCCATACGCGGTGTGAATGCAGTACCAACCCGTTGCAGCGTCGATATCGAGTAAGGTTAACTTGCTGCCTTTCTTTTCCTCGTACAGAATCGGCGTGTTCGTACCAGCGCCCGCTCTCACGTTCACTCTAGCGCCAATTACAGCCACGTAGGGCGGTTTTACAGTGCCAGTGGGATAGATTGGCTCAACGGGCGATTGAACCGCTCCAGAGCCGTTTTCTAGAACCATGAGCGTATGTCCAACGCGTAGATAGATACCGCCGCGCTTGGCGAGTTTATCTGATTGCAAATGTTCGGCGTCCGTGTAGATATTGAAGTTGCCAGATTTCTTGAACGCTGATAGCATAGATGCAGTCGCGAGTTTATTTGTCACGCCCGCCCCCGCAAGATTCGCGATGCCAGAAACCAGTGACGAGCAATCGCAATCGCCGGATGCAAGCGCTATGTCGCCGCCGTTCGCTTTTACCGATGCGTACCACTTGTAGCGGTTCGTGCGCGAGTACCCGATATTCGGATTTGCGCACGCTTGCTCCATGAGAACCGCCATGCGCTCAAGCAACGCGTGGTCTTTCGCTTCGATGTACCAGCCCCAACCGTCGCCGCTCACGTACCACGTCGAAAGCTGGACTTCCTCGTTCCGCTTGCCCTGTTGCTGGATTTGGTCGCCGCTTGCGCCCTCGCGTCCACCTGATTCAGAGTGAACCGCGTGTCCTATCTTTACAGCCATACAAGCCGCCTTTCTGTTTCCGCCACTAGGCGGGAATGGGTGGTTATCTGAATTCTTTTAGCTCTTTTTGCAAGGGTTTCGGGAGCGCGTCGTATTACGATTCAAGAACATCAATAATCGTATGGTAAATATCCCGATGTCCGTACAGATTTGGATGATCCGTATCGTACAAATATTGCGCCGTTGCCGATGCGTCGATTATTGGTTTCCACCTGTTTGCAATATTGATAAAGCAAACATTTTTAGCAACCGCAACTTCTTTCATTGCATTGATATAATTCACCTCTGTGCCAGAATAAGTAGTTGCTTTTCCGCGCTGTACTAACAAAACAACATCAGACCCGTTTCCTTTCGCCTCATCAACAAACGCCTCATATCTAGTCTTAAACGTTGCAACGTCTAGAGCCGCGCCAGCGTCATTTATCATGTATCCTATAATGATAAGATCATAAGCGTACATTTCTAATGACTGCTTTATGTTGGTTGGTGATCCGGAGCTGTCATACAAATAAGCCGTTGTTGCGCCAGATCTTGAAAAGTTTAAAACGCTCACGCCGTTTGTGCCGATTTTTTCATGGAGCCCCAAAACCACGCAATACGCAGTTGTCTTATTGATAATTTTTATTGTGTGCACGGAATCTGCCAATCCTGTAATAGCAACCTTAAACGCTAAAACCGTTGCAGTGTTTACTAGATCAAGACTTACGGTTTGGTTTAAACTGTCATCGATGTAAATCTCTACGCTAGACGAACCAAATGGGTCTTTAACTAACCATAAATCAACGGCAGTACCCATGAAATCACACGTACAATACGCGCCGTTTTCATATGTCTGCCGCCCGCCAATAACCCGCGTCCCTCTGTCTCCCCATGTTCCAGAGAACGTCCAATATCCACTGCCTGTTGCATTTAGGCAACTTTTCCAGCCAATTCCAACATCACCAATCGCGGTCTTGTAATACTCAAGCAATAGCCCGCCGTACCCAATAGAGTTCATATAAGCGTCAGTCATGCTTGCGTTTGCGTAATATCCGCAACCTACGGAATCAGCAAATACTCCGATGTTCCCGATAGTTGGAATGCCGGCGCGTTGTTTTGCGCGCAATAATCTCCAGTGATATAAACTATTGGCGTTATAAACATCAAAGTCTTTTAGCATCTCGTCAATCGAGGCATTCACCGCCCCAAACAGCCCCGCATGCGCTCCCGCGTCGGTGTTGTGCGTGGAGATCGCGCCGGAAACGTCCTGATCGCCCGTGTTCGTGCCGCTAACAGCGTCAAGCGCGGTTTTGTTTGAGTGCGCGTGGAGAGCCGACATTTGTGCAGCGGTCATATGCTGAACATCTGCTTCGCCGTTCTTATCGCGCAACTGTGCATGCCGCAACGCAATGGGCGTGTTGACGTAGGACGCATTGCCGTCACCGACGACGGTGTAGATCGTCACGCCTGCGGGGTGCGTGGTCGACACATACAGTCTGAAACCCAGCCGGTCAGTCGTGGCGCACTCAAAACTCGGCTGAGTGATTTGGAAGTCAAGCGTCTGATACGCTGTGTTGACGATCTTGTCAGAACTCGCGCTGAACAGTTCGGTTTCCGTGCCGCCTACGTGACGCAGGAAAGCAACAAGCCGAATTGTCGCGCCTTGTGCCGAGCTTACTTTTGCGCGATAGGTTGCGCTCCACTTGCCGCCATCAATGACGGTAACGCCCAAGCCATCGTCATATAGATACGTTCTCGCGAGTGCTTCAACCGTAGTCGCAGCAATCGACAGTTCGGTTTCTGACGCTTCTGCGATGTAGGAGATTTTCTTATACCCCGTCACGCCGGAGTCGATCGTGGTGAAGTACAGATTTGCCGCGAATCCGCTGCCGCCCAACGCATACTGATCGACGTACTCTTTAGTTGCGAGCTTACGCCGATCGTCAATCGCAGCACCTTCTGCTACCAACGGAGACTCGCTTAATTCCTGTGGTGTGGTCTGGTCAAGTTGCAAGGTCGTTTCTTCTACATGCTTTTTGTCAGTAAGATCGTTATCGTCGGATATCTCACGGTCGGCCGCGAGTTTCGGAATCCCGCCGACGAATCTTTGCGGCGTTGCTTGGTTGACGTTGACGTAGACTTGACTTGCAATCGACGGAGGAAACACGCCGCCGCTCGTCGCGCTTGCTTGTGTGACCGTGTAATTGTAAGAGCTAGTAGTAATCTGCCGCGTGACTACTGCGTCAACAACCGTATCACCTACCACGCTGATTTCCCACACGCCAGCGGATAGATTCACATGCTCGTCAGCGGCAATCGCATCGTTGGTCAGCTCGACCTCAAACACGTCATCGCCTTTGGTGAAAATCGCGCTCTTGGTTAATCCGTCCCAATCATAGCTAAACGTAAACAGAAACGTCAGATAATTGACGGTATCAGATACCGCCGGATAGATCTCAATCGGCGTGAGCGTTTGCCCTTCAACTTTGAATAGGTTTGTCATCGTTTCAGCTTCTTTCTATAAACTACTGTACCACATTTCGCGCAGGCCTACCGTTTCACTCCACACAAACGACATAACCGATTGCATGCCGCTCACATAGCCCTGTTGATGCTCCCAGTATGAAGCGTTGCAGATTGTTGGAAGATACCGAATAACGATACCACCGACATCATCTGTCTGGTTGAAATCGCGCTTCGCCTCAACCGTCTTGATCGAATGGAAATGCCCCGCGTGAATCTCGGCAAACTTGCTCTCGCCGTATTCCTTGCGCGCTCGATGCTGCAACCAACTCGGCATGTTCTTCGTTGGCATATCGCCATGCGTGAACCCGATGAGCGTCACGCCGACGAGCCGATACTTCTGCGGATCCGGCGCGGTGTCGAATTGCACGTTCTCATCTTTGACGAACGCCTTTTCAACCGCTCTCATGAGCGCATAGCCCATAACCCTGTCATGGTTTCCGCTTAAGTAGATCACTTCAACGGGCGCGATGTTTGCTAGCATCGTAATTCCGTCGATGAGCATATCCAACACGCAATCAAATATCTTTGCGGTGCGTCCGTCTGCCTGTTGGAAAGTTCCCTTTGTCGTTTCCTGCTTGTCATTGTCGAAGTGCAGGAGATCGCCCAACGTGACGAAAAGAATCTTCTTAAACTTTCTGCCACTGCATCGGTCTGTTGCGTCATTGATGCAGGAGAAAAACCGATCTCGCGCTATGGTCAAATCGTAATCTCCGCCCGTTTCCATTCGCCACGCAAGCAACCCCGCGTGAAGGTCTGGAAGATCAATCTCAAGCGTTTCACCGTTCGGATCATATTGCAACGCCGTGGTGAGCGGCTTGTCATTTGTAAAGGTCTTTGCGTTTAGGTATCTGTCGAAGTCCGAGAATGTGACGCTACCTGATTTCGGTTTCGCGGTCAACTTCGATTGATAGCTGATTTGTTTCGCGCCGCCCTTGACTTGACTATTCCAGAAATTGTTTTTATACGAAACGACTTCCCACTTTTCAATATCAAGTCCATGCGCAAACAGGATGTATTCAGGTGTCATGTCGATTCCGTCACGACAAGTGATGAACTTCTCCGAAACTATCTGACCGTCTGATTTATACTCTACACTTCCACGCTGGAAGTCCTGCTGTTCTATCTGTCCGTATCTCGGTGATCGACGCAACACGCGCCTCACTTTTTCCATTCGCGTTGCTTCGTCCATGTCTGGAAGATACTGCTCAACGCCTCGCGCAACTTCTCGCCAACTTAGATGTTCGTCAAATTTTAGTCTTTCTGCTTCAACGTGCCATACACAGTTGTAATCCATTCGCCCTCCATATGTTGTATTTACTGTAACGATTATACAACATATTGTTGTTCGTGTCAATTCAGCGCAGAATCCAGAGCGCCTCGCGCCGCGTAATATAGCCACGGTTGACATAATCCCATACATCGCATGACGTTATTTCGTTGTGCTCCCACTTATCACGGAGCGCTAGTACTTCTGCGCGTTGCATGTTAATAGTAGTACGCCGTTTGCGTACCGTTGAGCCATTTGTCAGTCCATTGTTCCATGATGTTGTCCATCGTTTGTTTATTCGGTTCGTTTCCTGCTCCGAATGCCGTAGTAAGATCGATGAACGATGCGTACTTGGCGTTTACAACATCCCAGCCGGAATTGCGCTCATCTCGGATCGCATTTATATATCCAGCTGCCGTTGTATTTGCAGATGTTAAAATACAGCTTAAAAATTGATACAAACCGGCTCCCGTATAAGAGGTGTTAGCGGAAGTCCCAAACCCATCAGCCGCACCCATTACAACGTTCGCTCCGGAGGTCGCCTTTATCCAAACACAAGCGTAATATTTGCGACCAGCTACTACGGATTTATTTTGATAAACACGGTCGCTCGATGAGTTTGCTAAGAAATATGCCTCATTTGACGACGTGGTAAGATATGTTCCGTTGTCAATCCAGTTATCTCTGTTCGGAAAGTTTCCGTCCACAACCATGTTCGTCAAGCTAACGGACTTTCTCGGAGCACTAAGTATCGCCTCGAGTTTGTTAATCATGATCCCGTCGCCCCCCTAACAATCCAGTTGTTATCGGACGTTTTCGTAACGAGTAATGATCCGTATTGCTCTGCAACCTTTAATCGACTTCCCGCCGATACGATTGTAACGCCGCCAGCACCCGCTATGGTAACAGTACCAGTTCCCCCTCGTGTTACTAGGAACCACGTTTGAGCGGCGAAACCGCCAACCGCCTGTGTTGGAATTGTGAGCGTGTAGTTTGATGCGCTCGTTATCCAGATATCGTTTCCGTTTTCGGTTGAAAGCACGGTATGATCGGAGTTATAGGTGACGATTGGAATATACGGCTCTACCGGAATCGATACATACAACTGTGTAGTTGACAGCGCGATGCCAACAGGATAATAAGATATAGTTGTTCCAATTGCTCCGTCAGCTTGTGCGTAATATTTCGCGTACGCGGTCAGTCCAGTAAGAACGCAAATCTCACCGCTCCCAATGACGTTTGTACCGTCATAGATGGCAATACCCGATTGCGATTCCGTCCATGTGCCGCCAACAGAAATAACGCAATCACCCGCTGCCGCCGTACCACTCATCGTCGGAGATGATTCGATCAAGCCCGACGCATAATTAAAGTGATCTGGTGAAGGCGTGTCCCCGCTTATGAAGTTTCTTTTAGGTGTTAAAATTGCCATACTTAACTCACAATCTTTGAAGTCATTCTGTGTGAGAGTCCACTATCGTTAAATGCAAACTCGCTTCGTTCAACCTGTGTAATCTGGTTCGCTCCATCCCTGTCTGGTATGGTTACGGTATCCCCAACCAAAGCATACGGCGCGCCCCATAAATCAGATACAATCGTATCAGTTGGATCTGCGTAGTCCGTCAAGATAGCCGTTCCAATCGCTTCTGCGCGCGCTCTGCTTTGAACCAGCAAATTATCATAGGTATATTTCACGCGCCCATATTTACTGATTGCCGTGTTATCGGCGGTTTCATAAGCGTGTAAAATCTGCGTTACTGGTTTGCCGTTGATTGTAATCGAGTCCACGGTTTGATCCGTGCCTCCAGCGTTCGCAAAATTGATTACAACGCCCCAAACGTAAACCGTGTACGACGAAATTGTGATATCTGATCCGCTCTGCGTGAACGTTGGAGTTGCCACATTCGATACGGTCAGATAATCTTCTGGAAACGATAGAATAGCTTGAGCCGTTCCACCCGCCGCAACGGTGATTTCCTCCGTTGATTCTATCACATCCAGAGCCGATGACGCAATCACGATCTCATACCAATTCACATCGATGACAGTTGCAATGTCGTTAAGCTCAATCGGAGTATCCGTTTGCAGGACGTGAGAGGCGTTTGTGAACGTTTTCAGCGACACGCCGTCACTTGCTGCCGACGTTGCCCCCTTGACCACCAGAACGCCCGTAGTGCGGTCTACGTAAGCCTTACCAAGCACCAGCGAAACCACTTGCGATAAAGCCTCTTGATGTGTCACTTGATTGAATAGAGAATATGGCACAACAAAGCTAGACAATTCATCATCCACAATGTACATGGAAGATTCCAACTGACTATCCGCTAAAATCGCTTCTGCAAGTTCTTTCGCGGTCTTGTTTGTCTGCAAAACCGCCGAGTACGTATCCTCCGCAAGAATCGACATAAGATCGAAACACGTTACTGTAATAGTCTTGTTTAATCTGTCAATCTGCCAATCCTTGACATAGTATCGCCCCATCGTAACGGGATATTCAATGCCAGATAGTTCTGCAATCAGATTCAAACTGACGATCTTATTTCTGCGCATTTCGGGAAGTGTGATACTGCCATCGTCATAAAACGAAAGCGTTAATTGATTCGCGGAAATTTTGCCAATTGGCAACGTGCCGCCGTCATAGTTATCTTCTTCCAGTACTGAAAAATCATATATATCTTCTTCGTCAAGTTTGAGGATTCTTGAAATGTTAAACTCTATGATTTTTGAAGGTCTACCCGCGACGCTCCACTTGGAAACGGTCAGCTTTGCCTTGGTAACTCCTGCTTGCGCGGACGGCATATCATACTCATACCCAACCGCCGTATTGCCCGTAACCGTTACAACATCGGTATATGATCCAGAATAATATAGCGCAACGACGAAATCAACAGGATAATCACCCCATTGATCGTCGCCGTATATCGTGATCTTTTCTATTGTTCGGGATGAAAACTCTTGCTCTAAAACGGGAGAAGTGGAGAATGCGCCGCCCGCGCCCGATATCTCGTTAGAAGTCCAGCCGCATTCAGCGCTAAGACCCATTAGCCCGTGATTGTCTGAAATCTTGCTTTCTCCGATGTGCCACCGCTTAAACGGCGAAGTCAAAACATCATTACTGGTCTGACTTGCGGATGAGAAATAATCCCCACCCGCAAGCGCAGTAAACGTGAACGACGTATCAAGAAACGATGAAGTCAAATTCAACGTGCTTTCGATATACAGTTTTCGCACATCCGCGTCAAACGCGGCGCGTCCCGCTGTTCCTAATAGCATTTATACTTCCTCTAACGTCAAGCTAAGTTTATCGATGTACATACCCGACGCATACTCTTTCATACGAATATACGTGAGGCTTCCAATCGATACCGTTTCTGTGTTGTTTCCTGTTCCGTCCTCGTCCGCGTAGACAAACGAAACGTTTGCGTCGGTTTCTTTGAGTGCTTTCAAGCTATCAAATTCCGTACCCGTTTGAATCGGGATTTCAAGCGTGTGAAAATGCTTTTGCGCTCTAATGTCCCGCTTCAACGTTCCGCCATACGTGCGCTTCGTTGTCTCGATTGTTTGTAGCGTCGTTGTGAGCCGTGATCCCGCAGGGATTGTCCACGTTCCTAGTGTCATGCGCTCACCCCTCTGCGTACGTTCTCTAATGCGCTTGCGTTGTCAAGTAGTCTTTTGAGCTGTAGCAACGCGCCCTTATCGGTCAACAGAGAGTTCACGCTCATGTTGGTTTGCGGCGCATAGGTGCTGTACGAATAATTATTGACTGAACCGCCGCCACCGCTTGCAAGCAATGGTTGACCGAGACTGTTGATTGACTGACCCATCGCGCTTTCAAGCAATCCGCGATTGTCGAGCATGCCGTTTGCCCAACCCTCCATGATGTACTTGCCGAAACCAGCAAACACACGCGAAGGTGACTTGATTCCAAAGATATCCTTGAACTTGCGGATGACGTTGTTTGCAATCCTCTCGACTTCGTTATATAGATTTGTTGCCGCGTCAACAAGTCCGTTTATCATGCCTTGGACAATATTCTTGCCTGATTCATATGCAGTAGATGCTCCCGCCTTGATGCCTTCCCAAATTGCCGTTAGCAGTCTCGGAATACTTGCTGTCCAACCCATGATAATTGCCGCGAGAAGTTGCATACCAACCGCAATGAATCGCGGTAGATTTTCAATGATCTTCTGAACAAGCAGCGGCATCATGTCAATTATAGCGTCAAGTATCTGCGGGAATGCCTCAATCAATCCTTCGGTCAACGCGATTGTTATTTCCATGCCAGCTTCAACGATTGTCGGAAGATTTTCCGTGATCGCTTCAACGATCAAAACGATAGCGTTTGTAATTTCTCCCGCAATGTCTGCATCCGCAAAGCTCTGCAACAGTTCCGTAAATAACTCGATGCCCATCGCAACAACTTCTGGTATAAGCTGAATCAGCGCAATCCCTAAAGTCTCAATCAACGCCTTGGCCGCTTCAAATATCGGCTCTTTGTTTTCCATGATGCTGTTGACTAGCGTGACCATGATCTGCGTGAACGCTTCGATTAATTGCGGAGCTGCGGCGGCGAGTCCTTCAATGATTGGAGTGACTAGCTCTGTGATACCCGTTGCAAGCCGTGACCCGCCCGTACCCGTTCCGCTAAGTATTTCAGTGATACCGATATAGATGTTTTTGAATCCTTTGAGGATTCCGGGCAATGCTTCGTCAACTTTCGGCACAAGGTCAAGAATTGCGGGAACAATAACCGCGCCTATTTCCTCGCCTATATCTCCAATTCTATTTTTAAGTTGCAGCAACCCGCCCTGCGCCGTTTTCGATGCCGCCTCTGCCAGTCCTCCATAGTTCGATGTGAGAATCTCGCTGATAACCGCCGCTCGTTCTTCTTCGGTGTTCGCCGCTTCAAATGCTTTTTTTAGATCTTCCGAAACGAGAACGCCTGCTCGCGTCATCGCTCCGAGTTGACCGCTCATCGCTTTACCGATCATGTTAGCGGTCTGTTGCATCTGGTCGCCGGAAACGTTCGCGCCGTACTGCGCAACGGCAAGATCGAGCATGTCGCCCGTGAGAATCTTGACAACCTCTGCCGATCTTGTGAACGATGCTAACTGCGACTGACCAACGGTGATAGCGTCATCCTCAACCGTGGTAACCTTAGAGAGTGCTTTTGCCTGATCGTTAAACGCTTGTATTTGTTCTTTCGTCGCGTTGAGTGTTTGCTTAGTGACCGTGACTAATCGCATTTGCGCGTTTTCGCTCTCGATGAAAGCATCAACCGCTTTCTTGCCGACAGCAACCGCCATCGCAGTGAATGCCGCTGTCATCTTCAATAAACCGCCAGCAACTTTCGCTCCCGCCTTGACCGTCGCCTTGCCAAATGCAGTAACCGACTTAGAGGTAGATTTCAGCGCGGAGTTAGCTTTAGCCGTATCCGCGCCGATATAGATTGTTGCTCTTGCCATCTGTTTTACCTCTTCTGATTCTTCTCAACAGTGGCTTTAGCTTCTCGCCACTCCGCGTCCAAACCTCTATCTTGGTATGCTTTTCTGCTCGGCTTGTCCGCGCTTGCTAGTTCTTCACATGCCATCATCCACGTTTCATACTCGGTTCGCGGCATCCGCATCATGTCCGCGAAGGTAATTCCACCATAAGTAAATCTCATAATAGATACCATCGCGGAGTAGATGCGAAGTCTCGTGTCAGATGGCTCTAGGCGTTTTTTCCTGCGCTCATCAGTTCCGTGAGCAGTTCTGTTGCTTGCTGGATGCTGATGCGGAGTTTCTTCACCTGTTCCTCGCTATTTTTGATCGAGAATAATCCCTTGACAAACTTGAGCACTTCAATGCTCGATTTCATATCTCCGTTTTGAGCTTGTTCGGAAAGCTCCATTAGCTTGATGGTTTCGTCCATGTCAAGGTCAGCGGGGACAATATACGATTCCCCGCCGATAACCACTTCAACATCACCAATCGCCGCTGCGTCAAGATTGATCTTATTCATAATTCTCCTTAACCGTTGTTCGTTCCACCCGCGAGAGTTGCCGCGCCCCAAGACGCGTTCGCGCAAGTCGTAGTCGAGTTGTAAGCGTTGCCAACAACACCGGGAACCTTTGCCAGCACCACAACCGTATCAGCGGTAGTGTTTGCAATTGCCGTAACCGATGCCGAAGCATCCGCATTGATAGCCGCTGCAAGCCCGGTAACGCTCAGATCAGCGGTAGCGCCACCAGAGATGTCAACCGCAACGTGTGATCCAGCCTCAAGAACGCCGTCTGTCGTGAATTCATACACGCGCGAGTTAATCGTAACAAGCTGCGTATCCGCCGAAACGCCCATGAATGTCAGCGTACCCGTTGCCCGTGTTGCCGCTGGCCCCGTCAATCTGCCCGACTTCGTGGTGATCGTCGCAAGCCCGTTCGAGGAATGCTTCTCACAATGCGCGGTCACTTCATACTGCAATTGCTCTTTGCTCGATGCGTCGGTTTCAAGCGGTTGCGCAGTATAAATCAGTTTGTGCAGCTCAATCTTTAACTCGCGCTCGTCCGTAGTTGCCAGCCCGTTGTCAAACAGCAGCGTCATCGTGCCATCGTCCAACGCCGTTGCAGCAGCGCCACCAGCGTAGTATACAAGATCGTATTCGGCTTGGTTCGTTGCGTCTACGTCAAGCGTGAACGTGGTTTCAATCGTAAACCCGATAACAGGCGCGTCTGCGAGTTCAATTCCCGTTGTCTGGTCATCTTCCACAACGTCCGCTCTAAACGTGATCGAGAACGCGCTAATCGTGCCGATTGCCGTGCCGTCTTTGGTGTATGTTCCATCATAGAACATGAACATGTTGTTGATGGTTTCATAGGTCGGGGAATAGGTGAAAGTCGCAGGCTTGCTCGTCAGTCCAATTACGGATACCGCAACCGTGATCCGATTCCCCTTTTCGCCCGCTACCGTCAACTCTTTGATGCGGCAATCGGTGAATTCCTCTTTGATCTGCCCCGCAACGTCACGAATTAATGTAATCCACGGAACGTTGGCAGGTGTCGCGTTCGGGATAATAACATGCGTGTACGGTGCCGCCGCGCCGCTGATCGTGTCCGAACCAAAGAACGCATCAAACAGGAACGTAATCAAGTCTGCTTTTGCGTTCGCGTTGAACGAACCGTCCATCTTGTGAAGCGTTTTTACGGTGTGACCGGGATAGATTCCGTCTCCTAGCTCGTTCTGCTGGTCAAATTCCATCGTCGGCGTGAGCGTGGTTGCGTCGGTTGCGGCAATAAACAGCTCAGGCACAACCGCCGTACCTTTCGCCTGTTGGATTCCGGCTCCAATGTAGCCCGCGTTTTTGTTGTACCTAGCCATTTAGATGTACTCCTCATATCTCATTATTTGTAGTGTGAACTCAACGCCGCACCGCTCCTGATCGTCTATAAACGGTGAAGCAGTTGTTACAAACATCTCAAGCGTTCGCCCGCCTAAACTTCGGTCTGAATGTATGCTGTCAACGACCAAATCCCTCAAGTCCTGCACGGCATCCCACATTGTCGCTCCGCCATCATACACACTTTTGTATATCATCGCTTTGTAGGTGTACTCGGTCATGAATGTGTGATTGGTATTTGGCTCGTTCCTGTCGCCATTGTAGAAAACCACGACGCACGGGAGAGCGGATCGAATGTCGCGAATCGGATAGTCGTAACCAGACGCGATTCCAGTTAGCGCGGTAAGGCGCGTCAGTATGGCCTCCGCGATTCCCTTTGTTCCAGTGCTTACCGTCTGCGCCATTCACTTCAACCCCAATCTATCTAGTACTTTCTCCATCGCCGCCGCTACCATGTCATTCACTTTGTCAAACATTGTCTGCTTTGCTTTCAGAATCGGTTGCGTTTTCTTGATGCCCGATTTTCCAATAGCCCTTGCAATAACAAATGCGTCATCGCTCGACCCTAACCATGAAGCGATTGAATCTGGCGGCGGCATTCGTTTGTTCGGAGCGCGTCCAAACTCCATTATGTTTGCGGAGATCGAATAAGAGCCGACTTTGAAACCCGTTGAACCGTATTGCTGTGTTAGCGAGTGTGAGCCGCCCTGCGCCACGCTAGCGCGTCCTGTGCCCATGTAGTTCTTCATGTTACCCGCCGCCTCGTTAGCCGTCATTTGCATGCCTTGCTTCATAACATCGCCAACAGGCTCTTTGAGGTGTTTCCAGTGACGTTCCATCCGCTTTTCGTAGTCGGCTGGTTGCCACTTGTACGTTACGCTCACGCTCTCACGCACCTTTGCTCGTTCAGAAATTGTTCGACGCTGTGCGGGAGATTCTTCGGATAGTTCGGGATTGATTCTCCCTCGCGCGAAAACACGCTGATGTTTTTGTCGTACAGATAGCGAATTGCGGTCAGTGCTTGCTCTTTCCAGAGTTCGGAAACAGTCGCGGAACTTACCCAGTAACCAGTTGTGTATTGCACCTTCCACAGACGATAATCGAATGCAAGCGTGTAATCACACATAAACTCGCCCGTGTCTGGATCGATGCCGTAATCATCCGTTGACAAAACCGTGTTATCGTCCATGTTCGTGACCGTGAATTCAATGTCACCCGTTACAAAGTCGTATTCGTTGTCGTGAATCAGAACCTTGTTTCCGCTCGTCTTGTATGCCCAAACAGGAGAGTATTTTGTGAACTTGTGATTAAATCCACCGTTCCAATACTCAGTGATGTTCTTCTTGATTAACTTGCGTCCTAGTCTAGTTTCAAACAGTTCGGAGACATAGTTAATCGTGCGCTGGATATTGTCCTTCATCTGGTCACTTGTCGTTATCGCGATGTCAGAGCCGGATATAGATACTTCTGCTTCTGTAAGCGTGACCAGCGCGCGCGCACTCGCAATAACTCTTATAGCCACTTATCATCCCTCCGGCGTTTCGATTTTGCCTTTTCCCTTGTAATGAGTTCGCGGAATTTCTAATGTCGTTGTCTCGATATGCGGAATTGCAATTCCCGCCCTGATTAGAGCGTTTGCCTTGACATCCTCAACCTCTAGCACTTCGCCGTTTCCCCGTTTAATTTCGGGATCGTCAACGGCTTGAATTAATCTGATTCTCATAGTTCCCCCAAAGGGGAGATTGCTCTCCCCTTATTTCGTTTAGCCGATCTTGCTATACTTGACCACGACACGTCCCACAAGCTCTGCAAAGTCGTTGCTCTTGAGCGTGTAACAGATAGTCGTTGCCGCCGCACATACGTACGGTTCCGGCACGAGCACACCCGCGCCGCTCTCGTCAACAGACAAGAGAGAGCCAAGCGTCTGCCCCGTGTTAACGAGCGTTCCCTTGATAGTACCAGCCGCAGCAACGGACACGCCGTCGAGGAAACCGTCCTCATCGCCGCCAGAGATGCCGATATCAACAGTCTTATTCGCGCCCGTTGCTTCTTGCGTTGCAACGTCGATGTAAACCGCTTCAATCACAGAGCCAGCAGGAACAACAATCGCCGTTGCCTGTGCGGTTGCCGCTGCAACCCGCGTAAGCGGTGCAGTTGCATACACAACGCCGTCACCGCCAGATGTCAGAACCGCGCCCGTTACGTTGCCCGTAACATTACCAGTAACACCAGATGCCGCCACAAGTTTTCCCGTAGTAGCGTCAAATTTAGCAAGCTCGTTCGTTCCATCGCTGAAACTCAAGCTGCCGTCAGATTCCCATTTGGATTTAATCTTCGTAAGAGGCATTCCATACTCCTTTCAGTTCATAGCGGTGGTTCCGCTACGCGGGGAGGAGTGACCCTCCCCGCAGTTGTCCTAATTAGTCAGTGATCGCGGCGGGAGGCTGATTGCCCTGATACCGCGCGTCAAGCCATGCGTCGATGGAGACAAAGTTTGTCGCCTGACCGCTGTTTGCCACAACGATTGCAATACAGTCGAAACCGTTTGCAACGTCGAGCAGCGACGGATCGATCTGGAAAACGAACTGCTTTTTCTTCACATCAGCCGCAACCGTGAAAGAAACCGCCGCAGTCTGCGCAACCAACGTATCAGTTGCCGCAACGTCCGCGTTGCTCCAAATCGGAACAGCGTTCGCAATCGCTTTTGCACCACCAGCCGCAACCGACGTCGCCTGATACACTTCAAACGCCGTTGCATGACCAACCGCCTGATTAGCGTTCACAACGACATACGCCATGTTGCAGTTTTTCAGCGAAACGTAGTCCGAAGTGAAACCACCGTTGGAGGTGACAGGCGCAGAAAGCTGCACCAGTTTATAGTTCTCAATGAGATGCTTCATTTTCTACTTCCTCCCTTATCGGGTTTGCAGCGCCACAAACGGCGACTGCGTGTTGCTGCCCTTGAACGGCGTGAGAGCCGACTTCCAAAGCGGCTGACCGTCAATGCGGGTAATGAACCGATACGCCATCTCATCATACAGGAAACGAACATGCATGGAGCTGTCGCCCTTAACGCCGCCCTTGTCGATGGTCATATACTGGCTAAGGTCAACAAGCATGATATCGCCAACCGTGCCAAGCGTCGCGCACTGTTCCACGGGGATAACAGGACGACCCATGAGAGTGCCGTACGGGGAACCAGCAAGCCCATTCGCGGGCATGTAGACCGGAACGCCGCCAGTGCCAACCGCAAGGCTCATGGTGAACAGTTGCGGCTCAATGTCCTGATTGATGAACCATACAGCGTTTGCGCGGCTCTTACCATACATGCGCGACCACATCTTGATGATGTTCTCCGTGAGAATGGTCGCCGCAACCTGATTCGCTTCTTTGTTGACAGTGACAAGCGCGTCGGAGTTCAGAATACCAAGCATCTGACCCGCACCGGTTCCGTTGAAGATGCCATCGTCAACCTTGAAGCCCATTTCCTCATTGAACGCGTCCGCAACGATTGCTTCGAGTGCAGCGGAATCTGCAAGCAGTTCGTCAGTCGCGTAGGAGAGCGCCATGAGCTTCTTGAGGCGCAGTTCGAGCTGCCCAAACTTCGGCTTGCTTGCCGCAACGGTGCCAGCTTCGGATGCCCAGTACGCCTGAACGCCGCCCCAGCGAGAGCCGTTCGCGCGGGAAGTCTCGTCGATGGTCGGAATGGTGATACCGTCGCCCTTAACGCCCACACGACGAGTACGGGAGTACAGCGCGCCAGTTTCATACATTCTCTTCCAGAGTTCGTTAGAGAAGTCGCTCTGAACGAGGAAACCGCCCTCGGAACCGATGGTTTCATTCATGCCAGACGCACGGGCTTCGATAAGCCGATTGTCGATGTTGCCGTCCTGATGCCGCTTGATCGAGGTGAGCTGTTCGCCAAGCGTGCTAAAGCGCTTTTCGGCTTTTTCGGGTTCGGGCGTTCCAACGAACGCGCGCTTGGTTGCCGGATCGGTGAAAGCGGATTCAATCTCGCTCTGTTCCTTTTCCGCTTCGACCTTTGCGCGGAGTTCGTCAATAGTGACTTTCAGGCTCTCATACTTTTCCATATCGCCCGCGTCGAGATATTTACGACGCTCGGCAACTGCCTGACGGAGCTGTTCAGTGTAGTTCATTTTGAAAAATCCTCTCTTGTTCTGTGTGTGTTTAGATAACCCGTATCTTCTTAAAGGCTGATCCCGTCAACCATTAATTCATTTTCGAGCTGTTCCTGCTCGGCTCTTGCGCGAATTATTTTATCAACGTCCGGATTTTTGAGCTGTGCGTCGATCTCGTCTTTCGATCTCGCGTAGACGTTCGTGTCAGCGTTTGCAGGATACGTCACGGGAGAAACATCATAGAGATACGAAACCTCTTTGATTGTGCGCTTATACGCCCCGTTAGAATCCATTTCCCATTGTTCGCCGCTCGGATCAACCGTAAACGCAAAGCTCGATTGCGTAATGTCTTTGCGCTTCATACTGACAAGCAAGTCTTTCGCATAAGACGTATCCGGCGGATCAATAATATATCCAAGCCCATGTTCATCGGTTCGCAGCATAAGTGTGTTTGCCGTGTTTCTCCCGATAATCAGATTCGGATCGTGATTAATCAACGCTCTGACATCGCTCGTCGTAACGCACTTATCAAATGCACCTTTTGCGATTCGCTCTTGATACCAACCGCAGTTATACCACGTTTCGTAAGTTGACGCATATCCCTCAATGACGGGATGCTCTCCATCTTCCCTAACTTCAAAGTTTGTATCGAGTGTTCTAGTCTCTTTCATGTTAGCTCCTTATTCTGGTACTATGTCGCACTGGCAACCCTGATGAATTGGCGTATGCATTTTCGCACCATAGATTTTCATGCCGCTACCGTCCGATGCGGTGATGCTCTCGCCCTCTGCTATCAGTGGTTCGGAAATTCCGACTATCTGACCGTCCAATTGAGAGCAGAACGGACACGACTTACCGCTTGTGTTGATGAATTTCAGTTTCGTGTATCCGTTATGTCGAAACAACGCTCTCGCAACCATTGACGCGATGAAAACAGTTTCGTTTGCGGATATCTTATCGCCGTCTTTTTCTTCCCACTCGGTTGCACGTTCTTCAATTACCGCTTGCAGCTCTTCCGAGTTAATGTTTTCTTCGACGATCTTGTTTAACTGCGCTTTCTTGCTTTCTGCCGTGCGCGTTCCGAAGTTTAACGAGTAATCATCGATCATCGTGCGAACATCTTCATCTGGCAACGTTTCCCCATCAACCTGTGACGCGGCAAGGTCGCTGATTGCGTTCGCAAGGCTCAACGCCTCGGCTTTGATGTCACGCTGAATCCAATCTGGCGCTTTACCGAAGTAGTCATCTACCCATTCGAGAAACTGTCGCGTCTGACCGTCTGGCAAAAACTTCTTCGCCGCTTTCTTGACTTCGTTTGCCTGACGCTTTGCGATTCGCGCTCCCGCGCTTGCAAACACTGGACGGTTGCGGCTTGCGAGTTTTGCCCTAGCTTGTGCTTGCTTACGCTGTATCTTATCTCTTGACGCTCTGGTTTCTGTCCTGACTTCCGATTTGCTTTCGGTTTTAACCGTAGGTTCTGCAAGTTTCTCGGAGTAGTTGGTCAGCTCCCGACTATCAAACATGTTCATCGGGGTTAGGTAGTTGTCGCCGCCATCAATCGTGCTTTCGTTTTCTTTCAGTCGCACATCGTTAGCGGATAACCAACCCCACATTCTACCAGTCGCGTAGGCCTTGTATCTTGTCTCGATGTCACCCCTCAACAGGGAATCAAACATCATCTCGGCGTATAGCTTTTTCTTCTGGTCTTTCGTAATCAAGTCACGATAGACTGACTGTTGCCATCTGACCGCCCACGGTAAAAGAGTGGTCGTGATGAAGTCCTGCGAAGATTGCTCGATGTTGCTCTTGATGGTGTTTTCCATCTCAAACACTTTGTGCGGTTGCACGTTGAAGATTCGGCAAACTTCGATAACGTTAAACTTCCGGCTCTCGATCATCTGCCCTTGATTCGGCGGGATCGATATGGGGATGTACTTCATGCCCTCTTCAAGAAAAATTAAACGATGCGCCCCCGGCTTGCCAGTGTAAGCCGACTTGAAATCAGCTTTCATCTGCTTCTGCATTTCGGGATCTTTTACGTTGTGCTCTAAAACGCCACTCGGCGCACCGCCGTTCTTAAAATACGAGTTTGCGTAAGTGTCCGTGTTTACCGCGATTTCAAAAACTTTCTTGAATAGATTAAGCGGCCTGATTCCAGTGATGCCCGTGTCTGTCATCCAGTTTACACGAAAGATTCTATCCTGCGCCCAAGTCTGTTTTGAATTATCGGGCATTGTGATCTCAAACTTGACATCCATCCCGACAACAGGACGCACTCGGTGAGACGGAATGATCCACAACTCAACGGGTTCGCCCATTTTGCTGCGCACGATCTCCGCGTACCCCGTACCGTACAGACACGCTTGCCACATCATAGCGGATCGAAAGTCCATAGCGGTCACGTACGGGTTTGCCTGATGGTTTAGAACGTTATATACGGGCAAGTCCCTGCGCTTGATTCTGCCGCCTTGTGCGTCCTCGTAGACGGGCAGAGGCATAGACGCGGTGTTTTCCGCAAGCAGAACGATGCAACGGAACGCCGTAGCGATCTGCACAGCTTCATCAGCGGAGATTTCAAAGTCGGAAACGTCTAACCCATACAGCCATTGCGAGATATAGTTTGCCGCAGAGCGTTTTTCCCGATTAAAGAACGGTATTTTCATCATTCAACCTCAATACTTGAAATTCCACCATAGTACACGCCCTTGCCCGTTTTCCAGTTCGCAAGTTTGCGGTGTTCCGCGTCTACTAGCGCGTCGATACCGTCGATACGGTGTGCATCTCCAACTTTGTTTAACTTGATGTTCTCATTGACATCCCGATACACGACGATGTTACGGAAGTTCCATCTAAGTATCTTATTCCCGCCGTGTTGGAGCTTTTCCTCCATAATTGCAATTTCCGTTGCCTTAATTGCCGAAGAAAGCTGTCCAATCGACTGATTTACGCCAACCATCGTCAATCCTGCATTCAATAAATGCGTTACTAGCATCGTTGTATCGTGCCTGTCGTACCCGATTTCCTCAATCTGATACTGTTTTGAGAGGGCGATTATCTGCTTTTCGATGTAATCTTGGTCAATAATATTGCCCGGCGTTGCAGTAATTAGCCCCTCTTTGACCCATTCGCCATATGGAACATGGTCGTTTTTGATTCGCTCAAACATGTTTTCTTCTGGAATCCAGAAAAACGGAAGGACTATATCTCTATTATCGTCGCCCGCTTCTGGAAAAAGTAGCACAAACGCGGATAAATCCATCGTAGACGCGATGTCTAACCCGCCATAGCACTTTTTCCCTTTGAGCTTGGCAATATCAAACGCAATATCGCCCTTGTCCCAAATTTGCAGCGGCAACCACGTAGTTCTACGCTGCACCGTCCAGATATTGAGTCGAAACTGCTTGAACAGTTCCTCATTTGTTGGATTGCCGATTGTTTTGTTGAAATCGGCTCTCATATCCTCAATCTTTATCGTTTGACCGAGTGATGGGTTTGCTTTATACCAGTTTTCTTCATTCTTCCAGTAATCTTGCTCTACCCAGTCCCTATCCTCGCCTAAACCGTAAATACAAGCATAAAAATCGTTCTCATTGCTCTCGCCGTTCAACACTCGTAGCGCTCTTTGACGAATTTCCCAGCAAATCGACGTTCTGTCTGGATCATTTCCCGCCGTAGTGATGTAAATCAATAACGGTTGCTCTCTTGCGGCGAATACGCCCGAAGTCATAACGTCGTGAAACTCTCTGGACGGTTGCGCGTGTAGCTCATCAAAGATGATCGCACTCGGCGTGATGCCGTGTTTATTTGGCACGTCTGCCGATACAGATACAAACTCGCCATCATTCGACATGTTGCGGATTAGCTTTTGACTGTCCGTGTACCGCAGCTTCTTTTTCAATGCGGGGAACTGGTTCGTCATTCCGAACACGTATTTGTAAACGATTCCCGCTTGCGTCTTATCCACTGCGCAAGAGTAAACTTCTGGTGACGGCTCTCCGTCTGCGCTTAGAAGATATGCTGCGAGTGCGGATGCGAAAGGCGAGTTGTGCGTCGGTATCATGTGAGTTCCGCACAGATACTGGTGATCCTCGCTGCTTACCTCAATACACTTTACCGGAACGCTTTCTGTTTCCTCAACCGCTACAATATGACGAACGGTTGCGCGTGTGTTCTTTGTTTTTTCCTTCAACCGCTCCGCTTTGCGCGTAAGGCTGAAACATGGGCTATCGGAATACGCTGTAAATATGATTCTGTATTTACTCCCGCAGTCTTTTCCATTGCATTTTGAAATTGCCTCTTTAACTACAGGCTTATAACCAAGCGAGTGGAGTAATTCAACAACGCCATCACGAATGCTAGTGCTAATCGTCGTGTATTCGCACTGACCAGCTTTTGAAACGTATCCGTCCGTGTCCATAAGTCCGCGCAACAGTTCTATTCTCTGCTTTATCGATGCCCTTAGATATTCTTGCGGGATATGCTTGTTTTTTAACAAGTTTAACGTCCGCAATTTTACTTGCAAAGAATTATCGCGATCTTCTTGCTTTCTGCTACCATTTGAAAGTGCGAATCTTCCAGTTGTTCCGCTCTTTGATTGTTCTCTAGTCGGAATCCCGTAAGATTCAATGTTCCTGATTATCTCTGTATCATCTTCGTGGCATGTGATTCTAGCAGCATCGCTATCTCCATCACCCAACCACGCGCCGAGAACATAAGGCGGTATTAACAGGTCTGCTTCTTGTGTTTCAATCGCTCCGCAAAGGTTCACGGAATGGTTGTTAATATTTCCGCTTGCCTTTAACGTCTGTTTGATTTCTTCGGTTGTTCTTTCTCGCCTGATTGATCCGTTGTAACGGCGTTCCCCGCTATTTACGGTTGTGCTTTCTTTTCGGTTCGGTCGATCAACCCATGCGTTTGTCACCCATATATGTTCCGCATCCGCTACGATCTCCGCGCCATCCGAAAACTTTACGCGATAGCACTTGCGTCCGTACATAATATCGGTTTCATTCAGCACTGTGCATTGTTTTCCGTTATTGTCGAAAACAACATCACCAACATGAATGTCTTGCATGAGTTTCCATCCGTCAGGTGTCGGAATCGGCGTATCGAGTGCCAGTGCCTTACCGTTCTTCTTGGGAATCTCGATATAAACAGTTCGATACTTTCTGATTCCGTCTTGGTCTACCGTCCCGAACACATCGCGGATGATTTTCTTCTCCCAGTCGAGCAATACAAACGGTGTGCCTTTCCAGCGTCCCTTTGTGTGCCGTAGGTTTGCGATAAACCGCACAACTCGATCAACCCTTGCTTCGTCAATCGAGTAAATCTTCTCCATCGGTGCTACCACCACCGTTCACATTTATTGCCGATCTCGCGGACGGTGATAGTCCCAACTTATCCCCCGCTTTCATCATTCTTTCAGCCGCTTTGTGCATTATCCCGATCTCTGGTCGTTGTTGAGCGTATCCGCTCCCAGTCTCAAACGTTACTTCGTCTTTATCCGCTAAAACCTCAACCATCTTGATAAACAATGCGTATGCTTCGCAATATTCAGCCACCACCGCACGATCTAGCTTTGTCAGTAATCCATTCGCCGCAAGCAATGGTGTAATGTATCTCCATTCGACTTTAGCGCGTTCCGACAGCTCCGTTGGGCATATAGGCGGCTCAGCTTCAACCCGTACCGCGTTTTTACGCTTAGAACGTAGCGCAGAGCTAGAATTTCCCTTAATTAGTGCTAAAGGCGTGCTTGTCTTCGGCATCAAACCGTCCCCTTTGTTTTTCGTTGATTGCACGTGTTTGGCTGGAGGGCATGGTTTACAT